GATCTGCAATCACTTTTCGCTTTTCTGCGTTAAGTGTTATTTTCTTAGTTTCCATAAATTATCCTTTCTGTTATGGAATTTTAAATTATGTGATTTGTTTTTCTTTTGCAAGAAATTTGTTTTTTTTTTTTTTTTTTTTTTTTTTCTGGGTGGGTGGGCCCATAGTTTTCAAGCTCAACTAGCGCGTGTCTTGATTTCTGGGAACGAGCTGTTATATTAATTGCTGGATGTCAGGCAGGTGATAACCTGTTAGGCCCTGGTGCACCGGTAAACAATTGCCGCTGGGCCTCAGCCCTGATGTCCTGGACCCGTGGCCCGCTGAACAGCATTGTGGCCACCGGTCAATTATCTTTTCAGGGCCCAGGCTCGAGGATTAGTTAACGCGACGCGCTGTACAAAGTTAACTAGCGTTGCTGATCCTCGAGCCTGGGTTTTTTATTAGGGTGGGCCCGTAGGGCACAAGCACAAAAAAAATTTAATAGTTGACAGGTGACCAGGCAGCTGGTAAAGGTGGGAGATTATGGGACTAGAAATAATAATTATAAATTTAATTTTAATTTATACATTGGTATGAAAATTAAAGACGCGGAAGCGATAACACATAGCCTGAGTAAACCAGGCAAGATGCCCGGTTATGCTTACAGCACGCCGGCCCACGAGTGCAAAACAGGGACCAAGCTTAGAGCTGTGAAGGGCTCAGTCTGTTTTAATTGTTACGCATACGAGCGCGGGCGGTATAGATTTCAAAATGTTAAGGATGCACAATATAAGAGACTCGAGGCCATCAGGCACCCGCTCTGGGCCCGTGCAATGGCTGTTCAAATCAATTCAAAAAAAGTTAAATATTTTAGATGGCACGATTCAGGCGACGTACAGAACCCGGAACACCTTCAAAAAATTTTTGAAGTTTGCAAGCTCACGCCAGACGTTAAGCACTGGATGCCAACGCGCGAAGCGTGGACGAAGGACTACCTGCACGAGTGCCCAAGCAATTTAATAATAAGATTTAGCGCGCCAATGGTGGACCAGGCAGCGCCGGCGTCATGGCCTTGGACGTCTACAGTAACAACAGCAGCTGGCGCGAGGACATGCCCGGCACCGGACCAGGGCAATCAATGCAAAGATTGCCGGGCTTGCTGGGACAAGACAGTCAAAAACATTGCATACGGTGAACATTAAAATGTGGCATCATCCAAGTTATTATAAAAAATTAAGAGCTAACAGGCAACAGGCTACAGGCAACAGGCCACGAGCTGACAAGCAACAGGCAGCGGGGCGCGGGCGGGTGGGCCCGAAGGGCACAGGCGATCAGGCGTCAGGCGATTCGCGGATCAACAAGCGTTGAACGTGGTCCCAATCATTCATTGCGAGGGAAGGTGTCTCTCGATGATCGGTTATTAAACCGAGGATCGAGGAGGACTCATAAAGTTTTATGGCTCCGAGAGAGGCGTCTCGGAGCAGGATAAAATTCCGTTTGGTTCTGGTAAGATGAAACATTTTTTGATGGGGTGAAAAGTGTACCTTTGAGGTCTTCGTAACTTTTAACTCGACTAGAAAAAAACCACAATTATCATGGTATCCCAACAGATCAGGCACACCAAAGGACGCCCAAGATTCCAGTCTTGTCCACTGGATTTTGGGTGTATTTTTCTTAACTAACTTCCAAAATTTTGACTCTGGTTTCACCGGAATTCTCTACTTGATAACTACTACATATTGGGGTAGATTTCAACCATGACACAAGTAAAAAGACTCACAGATCAACAACGTAAATTTGCAGAATTACTAGTTTATAACGAGGGTAAGATGTCTCCAGCAGAGTGTGCTTACGAAGCCGGATACAAAACAAGAGCTAGAAAAGCTGCATCTGAGATGCGTAATCCAAAGTATTTCCCTTTGGTTGTTAAATATATTGGCGAATTAAGGGCAGAAGTTAGAGAGAAATATGGCATTACTTTTGAGAAACATATTGCAGAGCTAGCTAAAATTAGAAATGAGTCTCTTAAAAACAAAGCCTGGTCTGCAGCTGTAAATGCAGAAGTTGCACGTGGTAAGGCTGGTGGCCTGTATGTAGATCAAAAACTTGTGATGACTGGTAACGTAGATAATATGTCTTCTGATGAAATCAAAGATAGATTACGTAAAATTCTTGATGACAATAAAGAGATTATTAATATTACGCCTGAAGAGATCGAATTAGATAGTATAGAATTATCAAAAGAATCCAACCCTGATTCCCATTCACAAAAGAACTAACTCTACTTAAAAGTTTTCTTGGTGACTTCTTTACCATTGACCACTTGTTTATTACTGGTTTGTATTCCATTTTTTACTCCTTGTGGGTTTGGACCACGCCTTGGTGGTAATAGGTTCCATTTTACGTGAGGCATGTTTTTAGTCAAGGTTTTATTTTTCACTTATTTTCTCCATTTTTATTATACATGATCTTGGAAATACATTTCTATCACTAAATAATTCTTCGTTTACTTCGTAAGATGCAAAAGTTCTGACATACTTTTTATCCTTCTCAAAGACATAAGCTCTGGTTATCATTCTGCTTGGCATAAAACCCATGAAGTCAAAAGCTGTAGCATGCCCTCCATCAGCCGTGATATCTTCCCACAAGATTTCATAAAAGTAATATCGTTTCTTTTTGATAACTACTGATTTATATTTGGATTTTTTAGGATATCTGGCCATAGGATCTTATACTATAAGTAGAATTTTTGGGCAAAAAAGTTTTCAAAAAAACAAAAAGGGTCGCGCACGCCGAATACACTACTGTGCCAGGCTGTGCCAACACCCTTGGCACACCTATTACTGAAAAAAAAATTTGCTCAAATATTCTACTATACATTGGCACATTACCTATTGTACTTTGCCACACTTGTGCCATATTTCACTATTTTCTTAACTCCTGGCCCTTGTATGTCGAACGTTGCATAAGGTTTCCATTGTTTACGAATCAGATTTAACTCTAAAATCAGATTCGACCATTGCTTCGGGGTTATCTTCTTGCCCACGATTCTTACCTCTTTCGCCATAATCGATACATAGTTTACCATCCAGGTGGTCCAGCTCATGTTGTATGCATCTGGCCTCCAGATTGTAAAACGTCTTTGTATGCTCTTCTCCTTTCTCATCTTTGTAGTTTAGAACGATTCTAAGGTATCGTTTCACTTCACCTCTCTTACCTGGTGCTGATAGGCACCCTTCAAAGTCTGTTAATGATTCTGCACTTGTTTTAATAATTGTAGGATTAATAAATACTTGTGGAGTCTGTTGTGCTCTAGTGCAATCCATTATAAAAATTCTTTTTTCATACCCAACCTGCACAGCTGCAAGGCCAATGCCATGATTTTGGTACATAGCTCTGACCATCCACTTGATTAGTCTTTGAGTCTTATCATCTAGTGGAAAAGCCACAACTTTACTTATAGATCGTAAAGATGGGTCAGGATACTTGACTATATCTATGCTAAACAAGGTGCCTCCCAGTCTCCCGGTTGGCACCTGTTGGCGCCGTATCCATTATGGATTCTATTTACCATAGTTTGTTTTAGGTCCTGAATAAGTATGTGACCTAAACCTTTGTAAGTTTTCATGTTTTAAAACAATCCTGGCTGGTTCTGGTGAACCAATTAATTTATTTTTTTCTAACGCTATAAATCTTACCTCTTCGAGGTAACCATCTTTAGTTTCTAAATATATTGGGCAGTCAGATATGTTTGTGCCCTTTTCACCATCAGTGAATTTTCCTAGTATCTGCTGTAAGTCTCTTACTCTCACTTATCCTACCTCCTATTTGTTTTACTAATTGATACCACTTACGTCCCCACATCTCTCTCACTTCGCCAGATGTTTTCCAGTAAGCTTTGGCTATGTTATCCAGTCTTTTCATGTCTTGATTTAAAATACTCATCCACCCTCCCTAAAAATTTATGTTTGTATTGTTTAAACTCTTCACCCTCAACCACAAACTCCTGGTAAAAATTATCTTTACTACACATCATCACCACACCTTTGGTAATTTCTGTTTTGTAAATAAAATTATGTGCCATTGCATAAGCCGCCAGCTGTAGAAAATAGTCATCAATCCATTCTCTTTTCTTTGGCTTATTCGTTTGCTTGAAGTCTATGATCGCGATATCATCTTTGTGTAGTGCAACTAAATCTGTTTGTCCTGCGTATAATCCTGGGTAATACAAAGTACACTCTGTACCAAAATATTCTGGAACATTACAAAGACCTTGTTCAATAACTCTAAGTGCCATGTTGTGTGCTTGTTTACCAACTTCTGTTTCATCAAGATAACCTTCTTCTAAAATATATTTTTCTAATATTTTGTGCATGGCTGTGCCTCGTGCACCAGATTGATCCACGATCCGCGTTGCTTCTTCCTCTCCCACTCGTTCTCGCCACCTTTGTAACGATTCGCGCTTCTCTGCGCTTTGAGTCGCTGACAATATTGTAGTAACAGAGGGCAGTTTATCTTTGCCATTGATTACATAATGACGTTGACCCTCTATCATTTCACGCACCGTCTTTGGGTATCTATATTTATTATTTTTTTTCATTTGTTAATATCCATCTAAACATTGCAGTGGTAGGATCGTAACCATCGAACTTGGCACTACATCCAACTAAAAACAAAAAACTAATTATCAGTATTATTCTCATTTTATATTCTTAAACTTTTTCGATTTATTTTAGCTAAAATTAAACCACCAACACCTATACATCCTTTGAATTTACCTTTATCTATTGTAGGATATTTTCGTGCTTCATATTTACTTGGTATAACTAACTCATAACCCTCTTTAAATTTTCCAGTTATGTTTTTAACTTTAGGATTTATAATCTCAGATCTTATCCACCTATATATAAATCCTTTCTTTGGTCTAGGTGCACTTAATGAACTCGGAGGGGTCCATCTCTTTGCTGCCTTTCTTATTAAATTCTTTTTATACTTACCTCTATTTTTAGATATTTTTATCGTGTAGTTAAATATTTTAAT